AAGGCGAAAGAAGAACCATTGCATCCAACTTAAACTGTTGGGATGTAGTACCAGAAGATAAAAAGAATTAATAAAGGAGAACAGTATGGATTTTTTAATAGGATTACTAGTTGTGGGTGTTTTTGCCTACATGGTTATAAGTAAAAAGAAACCTGAGTGGATTGATTTAATAAAATCTAAACTCAAAAAATAAAAATAAGGGGAACGGCATGGAGCTTACAGGATATGTTTTATGGAATATATTTTTAACACTGGTTGTAGCCCCTATATTTTATAGCATCCGTGGAAACACATCAGAAAATAAAAGACTTGACATCCTTTTAAATAAAACAAGGGAAGAGATGGCAAAAGAATACGTAACAAAAAAAGAACTTTCAGTCAACATGGACAGAGTTTTTGATACGCTAGACAAAATTGAAGAAAAATTGGACAAACTGTTCGAGGTTAAATCATGATAAAGAAAAATAAAGGAAGTAAAAGAGCACGCTATAACAAAGGTACTCGTTATGATTATCGTACTGGTGGTCGTGTTCGTTATGAAGTAGGCGGTGCTTTTGACGAAAAAAAACTGAACAGAGAAATTAAAGAAGCAATAGATAAAAAAAATAAAGAGAATACTCCGACACCTACACCTACACCTACACCTACACCTACACCTACACCTACACCTACACCTACTCCAACACCTACTCCTACGCCTACGCCTACGCCTACGCCTACACCTACGCCTACACCTACGCCTACGCCTACTCCTACGCCTACTCCTACGCCTACGCCTACACCAACACCGACTCCGACTCCGACTCCGACTCCTACACCAGATGATGAGATTATTTTACCCGTAGAGCCACCGCCAGATGCATTAGACCCTGACGAAAGAGCTGAACGTATTACTCGTAGTGCAGAGCTTGTAGAAAAAGCTGCTCAAGGAGAAGTTCCGGATGGAGCTATTATTCCAGATGCTCAAAAAGTTGATGAAACTATAAAAGCAGATTTAAAACAATTAACAGATGCAGATTTATCTGAAGCAGAAGCAGGAAAAGCAACGAGTGGTGACGTTACTGCAGCAGCAGGAAGAGAAGCTATAACTGATGCACCAGATGCAATAGAAACTAAAACTATGGACGCTTCTTTAGCTGAAGTAATACCAGAAGGTTTTAGTGAGACTCCACCACCTGACCGTGTTTATCCTGCAGTACCACCTCCAGAAGGAATGAAATGGATTTATGGACCAAACGGAGAAAGGACTACAGCTCCACAAGGTGCAGTAAGTGCTGCTGTTAAAGCAGCTACAGGCGAAGTTACCAGAGGTCCAATAGAAGATATTCAAGGCGAAATAACAGGAGATGTTAGATTTGCGACTGTTGATGAGCTTAAAATTGAAGCAGGAAAAGCTAACAGAATTGAAGATGTAATAGGACCAGATAATGATTATTTAGTAAAAGAAGTACAAGGAGAAGACCCAACTGTTTCTGCTACTCCCGATGCTGAAAAACAAACAAGACAAACTATTTTAGGAACAAAAGCAGACGATGGAATTGCTGCTCAAATACTAGAAACGGTTGGTTATGACGCTGCTAAACAAAGAGTAGTAAAAGGCAAATTTGCTCAAACCAACGCTGCAGACATGATAGCACAGGTTGGTAATTTACCCCCTGATATTGCTGCTTCTATTGTAGAAGACCCTGCTGTTATGATAGCACAGGTAGATGAAAACCCTGTTGAAGTAAACGCTGCGATTGCTGCACTGCCTACAGAAGCTTTAGTATCTTCACAAATGGAAAGCTTACTAGGTGGTATGGAAGATGGTACTATACCTGCGTGGGCTAAACCTGCAGTAGATGCTGTTAATCAAGGAATGGCACAAAGAGGACTTAATGTTTCTACAGTAGGTCGAGATGCTTTGTTTAACTCTATTATTCAAAGTGCTATGCCCATGGCTCAAAGTAATGCACAAGCTTTACAAACTAGAGCAGCTCAAAACTTAAGTAACGAGCAACAGGCAAACTTACAACAAGCTACTCAAGAGCAACAATTAAGATTACAGAACTTGGCAAATCGTCAAGGTGCTGCAAGTCAAACTGCACAGATGTCTCAACAGATGAAGACTATGCAAAGTCAGTTTAATCAAGATGCTGTAATGACAAGTGCTCAGATGCAACAGCAAACAAGAACACAGAACTTACAAAATCAACAACAGGCTGCTGTTATTCAATCTCAAAACGAACAACAAGCTAACATGGCTAATCTTGGTAGTGAGCAACAGCTTAACATGGCAGAGCTTCAGATAGATGCTAATGTTCAAGGTGCTAATCAATCTGCAGAAAACCAAGAAAAGATGGCAGAGATGCAAGTAGCTGCAGATTTCCTTTCTAAAAATGCTGCATTTAAACAACAGATGGAAGTTGCTAATTTAAGTAACGACCAACAAATGCGACTAGCTAATCTATCTTCTCGTAACTTAGCAGCTAGTGAAACTTTAAGTAACGCTGAGAAAACAGAGCTTGCAAATCTTAATAAGACTATGCAAACTAATCAGCTACAGGCACAGTTAGCTAGTCAGATGGGATTAGCACAGCTTAATGTAGACCAACAATCAGCTATCCAAAACGCTTCTACTAAAGCTAATATGGATATGACAAAGTTTAGTGCTGCTCAACAAACAGAGTTAGCTAATAGTAAGTTTATGCAAACTGTAGCTCTTACAGACATGAACGCAGAACAACAGTCTATTATGCAAAATGCTACAGCTATGGCTTCAATGGACATAGCAAACTTATCCACTAGAGAAAGACTAGCAGTTACTAATGCTCAAAACTTTTTAGCTATGGATATGGCTAATCTTAATAATGAGCAACAAGCTAATATGATGAGAGCACAACAAGACCAACAAAGATTGTTAAGTAATCAATCTGCTACAAACGCTTCTAGACAATTTAATGCTGCTAGTGAAAATCAAACTAATCAGTTTATGTCTAACTTAGCTACGCAAGTTGAACTAGATAATACTAGACAGCAAAATGCAATGGAGCAATTTAATGTTTCACAAGAAAATTCTATTAACGCACAAAACGAAAATAGAGCAACAGATGTAAGTAAAGCCAATGCACAACTTGAAACTCAAATAAGTCAGTACAATGCACAACAAGAGTTTTCTAAAAATTCATGGAATGTACAGAATGCACAAGCTGTTGAACAAGCCAATACACAATGGAGAAGACAATCAAATACAATAAATACTGCTGCACAAAATGCAATCAATCAACAGAATGCACAGAATGCTTTTGGTATGAGTAGTCAAGCTCAATCTTTTTTATGGCAAGAACTTAGAGATGAAGCAGACTTTGGATTTAAAAGAACTGAAAATGAATTACAGCGTAAAGCTTCACTTACTATTGCTGCTTTAGGTAATGATGGTTTAATTTATAAAGGTAGAAATGTTGCAGGTGCTTTAAACGCAGCTATGGGAATTTTAAATGGCTACTCAGCCACAGACACAATAGGGTATGATCCTGAAGACGGAATGTAAAAATTATGAAAAAGTTTATTAAAAAAATTGGTAAAGGAATTAAAAAAGTAGGTAAGGCTATTGGTAAACCTTTTAAAAAATTAATGAAAACTAAAATCGGTAAGATTATCGGAACTATCGGTATGATGATGATTGGTGGTTGGATGATGGCAGGAGCTAAAAGTTTTGTTGGAACTATGTGGGCAGGAGAAGGAATGGCTGCAGCTTTTTCAAATGGTGTAAGTGCTATGGGAACTGCAGCTAAAGCATCATATAGTACAATTACTGGTGGTATCAAAGGCATGTTTGGTGAAACCGCAACAACACAGAAAGCAACTTCAGAAGCTCTAGCAAATTCTACTGCAACAGCTACAAATTTTGCAAGTGATGTAGTTGTAAGTGGAGGACAAGCACCAAATATAATTGGAGAGCAAATAGCAAGTATGTCTCCCCCAACAGGTGTTCAAGCGAGTGCTGCAGGAACAGGAATAGATTTTGCACAAAGCACAGATGCCTTGGCAAATACAGGTGGTAACGTACCTACTTTAACAGAAACTGCTTTAGAGAAAGGAAAACAGGCTACAGTTAAAATAGATGTTATAACAGGAGAAACTTCTGTTGTAAAAGTAAAACCAAAAAGTATTTTAGAGAAAACTTCTGAATTTGTAGAAGGCACTCCAACGGATGATTTTGCTACTATTGAAGGATATGAACCTACTAGATCGGGTAGAAATTTACAAGATAGGACAGTGCGTAAGGTTACAGATACAGAAACTTTTAGGGATAAAGTAGCAAATGTTTTTTATGATTCAGAAAATATTACTGCGGCTTGGGATAAAACATTAGGGTTTAAACCTTTTAAAAATATGCCTAATGCCCCTAAATTTGTGCAAGGTACAAACTTAGCAGAATTAAAAACAGGCTACACTTTATTACAGAAACCTGAAGAACAATACCAACAAGGAGCTAGTGATATGACAGGGGCATACGCAGCATTGGATGTTAATGCACAAAGGCTGTACACAGGCAATACTCCATCTATGGCTGAACTAGGAGATGGGAGAACAAGCATACCTAGTCCTTCTGTAATTGGAACAGCAGACTATTTAAACAATTCAAGAAAATCAGGTTTTGTTTGGGATACATCATTATTAGCTATTAACCCTTCTAATATATCATAATAAGGAGAATACAAATGTCAATTAATCCAGATGATCTTATAAATGTAGACGCAATGGGAGGAAGAACTCCTTTTGAGCGTGCAACTCCGGGGCAGTCTTTAACAAATGATCCGGATACAAAGTATGCTTGGGAACAACCTCCTATTTATACAGACATTGAAACTGCAGTTATGTCTATAGTTGCAGACTCGTATGAAAAAGAAACTTACAAAATGATTGCATTAACATTAGCTGATGGGATTCCTGTAGGTAATTTAGCTGCTATGATTTTACAAGCAGGTTTTAATGAGGGTAAGTGGAGTCCTGATTTAATGATGTTGCTTATAGAACCAACGATGTACATTTTATCTGCTATTGCAGAACAATGTGGTCTTGATTATCTTTTGTATGAAGGTGATACTTTTGATTCTTATGATGAAGATGATGAAGAAGAAATAGAAAAACAAACACTAACAAATTTTAAAGACATGAACTCTACAATGAGGCAAGAGCTTAAATTTAAAAATTTAAAACCTTCTCAAATTACTAAGCAATCTGTACCAGAAGAAGCATTAGAAGTTATTGAAGACTTTGAACCACCTGAAGAAATTGTAAGTCTTTTAGCACAACGAAAAGAAGAAAATAATAATAGTTTATTAGAGAGAACATAACATGGTAGATAAAATAGACCCAAGTAATCAAACCTCTGTAGAGTACGGACAGTCTTTATTAGAACGTAAGTTTGAAGTAGCAGAAAGAGAAGCTAAAGACGCTAAGAAAGATCGTAAGATTAATTATGCTATGCAAGTTCTTGGTGGTGTTGACAACCTTATTAAAGATAGATATGCTCGTAATGTAGCAGAGCGTAACGCAGGTTTAGATCAAGATATTATTAGAGAGAGAGCCGAGTTTAATAGGCTTCAAAAAATATATGATGAACAAGCTGAGTATAGAAAAGCTTCTAGTCCTTACGCACTCGCACAACAAAAAGCAACAGCAGAGCTTCTTCCTAAATATGGAGATATTGCAAACTTACCTTTAGATAGTCAGACCAGAATAGACTATAACAAGGCGCAAAAAGAATTAACAAATGTTCATTACGATAGATACATAAATAATAAGATTACTATGCCTTATGATACAGCCGAAGAGTATACTGCTGAGTTAGAAGCATTAAAAAATAAAAGAGTTCCTTCAGGTTTATTAGACTCAGTATTAAGAAAAACAGGCTTAAGAAAAAAAGATGCTCGTGGTGCATTAGACCTTGAAATGTCTACTAAACGTGGTTTATACGCAGATAAATTAGCTGAAAGGAAAAGTGTTAAAGGAGGCATAGATGATTTAACTGATGAGATGAAAGCAGCTTATCTAGGAGCACCATTACCTAGTCCAGATGTGACAACAGAAAAACTTACTACAATTAAAAATGGTAGGGGTGATGATGTTACTGTTACTGCAGTAAGCACAAAGGACGCATTAGGTAATACAGAAATTACAGGTGTAAGAGGATTAAATGGAAAAGTAATACCCATTTCACAATTTGTAGGTGTTACTAAAAAACAAGCAGAAGATTCTTTTGATGAGGCAAAAACTAAAATTCTTCTTATGGAGGGTAATGAAGATTTAACTCCTCGTGGAATACAAAAGTACATATACGACAATCCTAAAGAGTTTCCTAATTTAGCAGTGCATATGAAAGTGCATGATTTACACCTTCCTAGAATAAAAGCTTTTGATTCTAAAGATACTGAGCAACTAAAATATATTGCAGGAGGGGTTGTAGGCAATCTTGAAAAAGATGCGGTTTATGGAAAATACTACAAGGCAATGAACACAGATCAGTTACGTTATTTACAAGGAGGAATATTACAAAGTATAGAGTGGTATAATACTTATGGTGTAAAGGGAAAAGATGGGCAGATTATTGATTTAAAAGCTGCAGAGATACTACAAATGGCTCAAGCAGAACAATTACAAGGGCTTAAGGATATTCAGACAAGTAGATTTGGTGATCCTTTAGTTACATATGAAATGGTTCAACCCGGAAGCCTCAGTACGAGTTTTGAGGATAAATCTGACGCATTTTTTGTAGAAAAAGAAGATGGTTCTTTTGAAAGCACAGCACCTAAAGATGGTCAAAACCCCCCACAGTTTGAAGATTTACAGCCTAAAGAAGAAGATACTGCTGATACATTAAGATCAAAAGGTACTCACATTATAAATAAATTAGTGGCAAGTCCAGAGTTTGATAATGCAAGTTTTGCAGAACGCAGAAGTTACGTTGAAAAAATAAAAAAAACATATGGTACAGAATTTGATGTTCCTTACAATCTTTTAAACCCTTCTGCAACACCTATGGTTGATGAGGTTGATGATGTTGCTGAACAAGTTGCAGCTTTACGAGGTGAAAGACCTGAAGGAGTACAGCTTGAACTAACAGGTGATGAAGATTTTGATGCTGTCAGAGCTGCAGATGAAATGTTACTAGCTGATGAAGGTCCAACTATTCAAGATGCTCAAGATTTTTTAAACCCTTCTAGACCTGAGTTTAAAGAACTGACTAGGGAAGAAGAAAAACAACAGAGCACAGAGCAAAGAGCTAGAGATAAAAAAGAAAATGAGGAGAGGAGAGCTAGAGATAAAAAAGAAAGAGATGATAGAATAGCTAGCAATAAAAAAGAAATGGCATATAGACTGTCTCCTGAAGGAAAGAAAGAAATAAAAATAGCAAGAGAAAAAAGAGAAAAAGAAATATTAGAAGAGTATGGTCTTACTCCAGAAAAGTTGTATGATAATTTGATTGATCCTGATCGGCATGATCTTACAAGAATACAAAGCTATGTAGATGGTAGACTTAGTAAAAATAGAAAAATTGGTAGTACTAAAGGTATAGTTGGTAAGGTTCTTAAAAAATATGAGTTAGAAAATATGACACGACCAGAAATAAAAGAGTGGTTAGGAGAAAATTCTGATTCATTACTAGCACGAAAAATAAAAACAAAGTATTCTCCATCAGATATACAAGATGAATTAGATAAAGGTAACCCTGTATTTGTTGGTGATTATAGAAAAGTTACAAAATAATAATAAACTATGGATAAAGATTTAGCTTTTCTCTTTGAAGAAGACGAAGAAGAAAAAGAAAAAGAAAAACAGGCAGACCCTGCTCTTCGTTTCTTGTTTGAAGAAGAAGAAGAAGAATTACCTGTTACTCCTGCCCCTGAAGATAAAGACCTTGCGTTTTTATTTGAAGACGAAACTCCTACAACAGAAATAACAGACACAGACGAGCCTACGTTTGCCCGTAAGTTTGATTATGGTTTAGAACAAGAACAAACTATATTTGGAAATCTTTGGCAGAGTGGTGCGGCAGGAATACGTGCTGCAATGTCTAAAGATTTAAATTTTGAAGATGCTCTAAAACAATCAGAAGCTGAAAGACAAAAAGAAATATTTGAAGAATACCCTGAATTTAAAAATAGCCCTGAAGATGCTGCTGTTATTGCAGGGAGAATAGCACAGGCTTTTGCTGATCCTGTAACGTGGTTAATTCCGTGGACTAAAATTGCTAAAGCAGGGAAGATTGCTACTACGGCAGCCGGTGCAGGGGTTGCTACAGCAGATGTAGCCTTAAGAGAAAAAACTTTATATGGTTCGGTTGATCCTACAAGTGTAATTTTAGCTACTGTACTAGGTGGGGGAACTGCTTTTGGTTCTGATATAATTGCCAGAAGATTTAGAAAGAAAAATTTAGTAGATGAGACAGATGAAGCAACTGCTGCAACTAAAATAGTTGACGAGCCGGATGTTGAAATTACACCAACTGTTGCTAAAGTTATAAAAGAAGAAGGAGAAAGTGCATACGGAGATTTTACAAAGCGTTTAGTTTCGTTAGATTTTGATGCAGGTTTGCAGACTAAAGTTGTTGCAGCCATACGAGTTGTAGATGCTAACAGAAAGCTTGGTATAAAAACTAAAGCACAAAGGGCTAAAAAATTAAAATTAGGTCCTAAAAAATTAAAAGAGTTAGGTCTTCCCACAACTAAAAAAGCTTTAGAAAAGTTTGCTATAGAAAGAGCAAAAGAAACAAAAGAAGCTAACAAATTATTTAGTAGTAGTGCTCCTAATTTAGTTAAACTAGTAACTGCCAAGGCAGACAGTGATATTAAAGCCATAGCAAAAGTAGGCAAAAGAATTGATTGGGATGATGGTGTCATGCGTAAATTAGTGTATGAAACTACTAGACCTTTGTTTGGTGCAGCAGGGGGAGCTATTGCCGGCACATGGTTTGGGGATAAAGATGATGATCTAATGATGTATTCTTTAATGGGTGCAGGATTAGCCATTGGTTCTTACGCAAGGGCTGTTGATCGTGCTAGGTTTATGACTAAAGGAGAAAAAGCTATCTTATCTAAAGAGTTAGATAATCAAGCAAGAATGACCACACGTACTGCCATTAAAATTTTAAGTGCAGGAACACACGCTTCTAGATTAAACGCTTTTGGTGGGGGATCAGAGTTGTTTGGTAAGTTAATGTATAAGCAACAGGGTGGTTCTTTAACAAGTAAAGCCACAATGGGGGTTGAGTCCAGAGCAAGGTCTGTAGCAAGTGAACTAAAAGTATTAGTAGGCACAGATGTTATTAGAGATATACCTGAAGAAATGTTAGAAGATATAGGTAAGCTTAGAAACGGCTTTATATCTTTAGACAGCCTCTCTACTAAATATTCCCCTGAAGATTTAATTAACATTCAACAAGCTTCTAAAAATATAGAAGACTTTACAACCAGTTTTGGTAACATGGTTGAAGGTGTGGGTATTGACTTTAAAAAATTACAAAACTATGGACTTACACAGCTTTGGGATTTAGAAAAAATATACTCAAGTAAAGAAACACAAGAACAATTTAGAAATTTATTATACAAAGCCGTATCAGTTCAAAAGTTTGGTACAGATGCTACAAAGATTAAAAATGGTATAGATGCACTTAACAAGAAATATGCAGGTATTCAAACAAAGAACAAAAGAACAACCACTTATTTTCAAGATGTAGTAGATGATATTGAGCTAGGGTTGATGGGCAAGAAAGCAGGTAGCTCTAGGTTTGATGGTGGTTTCATGGCTAGTAAAAAAAATGGTGAAGTTGTTATACCACTATTAAAAAACTTTGAAAAAGATAGAGTTATAGAAAGCCAAGACGCTAGATTAATATTACAAGATTTTATAATTAATGATCCTCGTAAAACTTTAAGTGCTTTAATAGATAACACAGTACCTAGTGTAGAATTTGCTAGGACTTTTGGAGCAAAAGGAGAACTTATTAAAAGTATACGTCCTGAAATATATAAAAAATATAATCCATATAGGAAAGGATTTGCTAGAACTAAAGACGAACAAAAAGAGCTAGATCAAATTTATGATAGTGTTGACGCTTTTTTTGGATTATACCAAGCAGATAAAAAATGGGGAACTACGGGAACTGCCTTTGCTTCTGTAATTACAGCATTAGCTAACAGTACTATGCTAACTCGTGTAATTATTCCTAGTACAGGAGATTTAATACAGCCTTTTCAAAATAGTGGAGTACGTGCTACTTTACAGGGCTATGCTCAGATGATAAAAAAAGGAGAAACTTTTGCTACAAAAGGAGTAGGAATTAAATACAACAACCAAATGGAAGCAGATGTAAAACAACTTGGTTTTAACCCTCATCCTTCAGAAAGAGTAGCGTCTTCTGCGTCTTGGTTTAATGAGAAGTTTTTTAGATTTGTAGGTTTAAAAAAATTAACAGAGTTTGCACGTGAAAGAGCTTATGACTCAGGAGTAAACAGAGCGTATAATTTAGCCTTAAAGTCTTCTAGAGGAGGTAAGGTTAAAACAAAAGAATTAGAACAACTAGGATTAGACGTAGACGATCTTGCTAAGATATCTAAATTTAAAGGTGTTAAAGAAGCTTACTTTGATAGCCCTGAAACCAAAAAACTTTTACATAAAGCAGGTTTTATGGCAATGGAAAGAGATGCAATAATACCTACTGTTGGTAACAGACATTTATTTGCACAGTCGCACGACCCTGCTACTAGAGCACTAGGACAGTTTCTATCATGGGCACAAGCTAAAACAACACAAACAAATTCTTTAGTAAGTAGAATTGAAGATGGTGATGGTAAGCTTGCAGTAAGAATGTTAGGTGGTTTAGCTTTATATGGTGGAGTAAGAGAGTTTCAAAAATCCATGAGTCCTTCAGATTATTATGACGACCCTGAAAATCAAGAAGATTTGTTTAGTTTAAGATGGCTTGCTGAGGGTGCAAAACTGTCAGGAAATTTTTTACCTTTTTACGTAGATAAATTAATGGGTGCTATGAGTGGTCCGGGAGCTAGAGACCCTATTACAGGAGGAATCCCTACGCTTAGTTTAATGACAGATATATTTAAATTAGGTACTACCGAACTTCCTTCTAATATAGCTGCAGGAGATTGGGAAGGAGCAGGCGTTGATGTTCTTAAAGTTTTACCCTTTGGTAAAGATGTAAATAGTTGGGTTCTTAAACTTGAAGATGCTCCTAATACTGAGAAAAAAGAAAGAAGAGGGTTTGCAGAAGGATACGAAGTTACTGATGTTCCTTACGTAAAAGAAAATCCTGAAGAAAGAATTAATCCTAGAACAGGTGAGCCTTACACAGCTATTTATAAAAAATAATGTACCAAGAATTTTTAGAGCACCTTGAACTTAGAGAAGGCAACGTAGACCACGTATACCTTGACACACTAAACAAACCTACGTGTGGTGTAGGACATCTATTAAGTATAGAAGAGTGTAGTGAGTATGAGATTGGTCAGAACGTATCTCAAACTACTAGACATAAATGGTTAGAAGAAGATGCACAGAAAGCATGGGATGCAGCAGCACAACAGATTCAAGACTTAGGTATAGAAGACCCTGAATTTATAGTTGCTTTAGGTGCAGTTAATTTTCAACTGGGCACACACTGGATGAACAAATTTCCGTCAGCCTACAAAGCCCTGTCTAGTAAAGATTATGATGAAGCAATTCTTCAAGTTTCAACAGGATCAGGTAAAGACGGACAATCTAAATGGCAAGAACAAACGCCAGTAAGAGTAAAAGATTTTGTTAATGCAATTAAAGACTTGACAAATTAACCACGGAGACTATAATGATATTATATCTAGAAGATCAATTAGAAGGATGTTACAGGCAATACTGTTTACATCAGATAAGACACGACATGTCTTTCATGACACTAGATGATTTTAGAAACATGTTTGAAGATTTAATGGAAGTAATATATAAGGACGAAGAGATATGAAATTAGGTGGATTATTAAAAACTGTTGTTGGGGCTGTTGCTCCTACACTAGGTACTGCTTTAGGCGGACCAATGGGAGGCATGGCTGCCAATATGATAGCTGAAGTATTGGGTGTTCCTAATACTCCAAAGGCTATTGAGAAAGCTATAGCTGAAGCGACACCAGAACAAATGCTTGAGCTTAAAAAAGCAGAGCAAGATTTTGAAGTGCAAATGAAAGAGCTTGATGTTGATGTATTCAAGCTTGAAACACAAGACAAGCAAGACGCTAGAGGAAAGTTTGGTAAAGACTGGACTGCTAGAATCATGGGTATAGCTACAGTAGGAGGTTTCTTAGGTTATATATTTATGGTAACTTTGCAGCCTCCAGAACAGAACAGTGAAGCTTTAATTAATCTAGTGCTAGGTTACTTAGGTGGTTTAGCATCAGCAGTTATTAGTTTTTATTTTGGAGCATCACATAAACAAGACTAATGGGCAGAGACAAAAACGGAAGATGGAATTGGTACGGAGAAAGCGAAGAAGAGTCCAACGAAGATAACTGCTATCAAGGCAAGTTTTGGGATATGGACACAGGAGAGTTCCTTAGATGGAACGCATTAAAACAGGAAGGAAAATCAACTGAAAGGAAAAGCACAAAGTAGTATTTGCGTTGTATGTATTGTTGGTTGGATGTATTTAGTAGGTTCGGGATACTACTATTACTTCTAATCATTACTTAGACTAAAAAACAAGACCCTTAAAGAGAGCTATTGTTAGTTCTACGGGGAAATTGCACATTAAAATTGGAGAGTTATGAAAAAATTATTAGGCACAATAGTTTTAGGGTTACTAAGCATGTCTGCTATGGCAGATCAGACGGGTGATTGTACAGCAGGTACTGAGCACTGTGAAGAGAACAGTTTAACAACTACTAATGCTACCACTACTACTAACACAAACACCAATACAAATGCTAATACAAATGTAAATACTAATACTAGTACTAATACGAATACAAATGCTAATACAAATGTAAATACTAATACTAATACTAGTACTAATACAAATACAAATGCTAATACTAACGCCAACACAAATGTCAATACTAGCACTGCTACAAATACAAATACAAACGCAAACACAAACGCTAACACAAATGTAAATACTAATACTAGCACCGGTGTTAATACTAATACAAATACGAATACAAATGCTAATACAAATGTTAATACTAATACGAACAATAACATAAACACAACTGCTAACACAAATGCTAACACAAATACTAACAACAGCACAAGCAGTAACGTAAACACAAACAACAATGTTTCTTCAGGTGGTACTGATAACACTAATACTAACACCAATACTAATAATAATACTAATACTAACACTTCTACTAATACAAATAACAATACCAACACGAATGTTAATACTTCAAATTCCACCGTTAATTCAAATGTAAATCAAAACGTAACTAACGACAGCACAAGTAATAATACAAATACAAACAACAGCACAAACAATAATACCAATACTAATAATAGTACAAACAATAATACTAGTAACAACACAAATACAAACAACTCTACATCAGACTCTAATGTTAAAACAGATAACAAAAATACTAACGTAAATCAGAATGATTCTAAGTCGGATAATACTAACCGGAACATAAATCAATCTAAGTCTGAACAAGTTATTACACAAAACATTAATACTAAAGCTCCTCCTGCTAGTGCTATTGCACCAAGCATCATGAGTTACTCACAAGACTTATGTACTGTTGGAAGATCAGGAGCTTATCAAGGACAGGTGTTTGGATTCTCTACAGGTGGTACAGTTACCGATGAAAATTGCGAGCGTTTAAAGCTCTCTAAGTACCTATATGATACAGGGATGAAGGTAGCTTCCGTTTCGATCCTCTGTCAGGACCCTAGGGTGTTTAAAGCTATGGAAATGGCAGGTACTCCGTGCCCTTATCAAGGACAGATAGGACAGGACGCTAAAAAAGCATGGGCTGAAAACAGAATGGACAGACCAGACTACAAAGAATTAAAAGCTACTTATATAAGTCGTTGTAAAGCAACACGAAACTCTAAGAATAAAAAGAAATCAGGCAACACTTGTGTTAAAGAATTTACTGCTCAGTAGTTTACTTTTTTTAAGTGCTACTATTAATGCAACATATGTTTATGAAGCTGACCAAGCTTTAATAGATTTAACAGGTGTCACAGGCACTACTAATCTCGGAGCTTCTGATGATGGAGTATCCAATGCTTTTAATCTTGGGTTTACTTTTGATTACTATGGGCAAGAATTTACACAAGCACGAATGGCTACTAATGGTTGCCTTCACTTTAAAACAAGTGGAGCTTACTGCAACGACTACACACCAGACCCTTTAACAGGGCAACATACTTATACACTTTACCCTTTTTGGACAGACCTTATCAGGGATGGAGGTTCTAAAGTATTGGCTAAAAGTTACACAGACAAGACAGTGTTTGGTTGGTACGACATGAAAGAGTACGGACGTAACAATTCTGACAACAGCTTTGAAGTTATCTTATGGACTAACGATACATTTGAATTTAGGTATGGTGCATTAGATATTACTAAGCACGATGTAGCTATAGGAGAAGTAGGTAGTGGGGCAACTGAAATCTACCAGTACCTTTTTCATGACCAATGTAGCACAGGTACAACTAATGTTTCAGGTACATGTACCAGTTCAACTTGGAATGATTCTAGTTCTAATACATTATTAGAGAGTGGTGGTTCTTTGTTTGGCGTGGGTTCAGGTAACGCCTTAGACTGTAGCAGTGCCCTTAACAATGTAAATTGTACAGGCTACGCTGCTGCTTATTTAACACAACAGTGTGATTTGGATTCGTTATACAGTGATGCATGTACAGGATACGCAACTGCTTATCTTACACAGCAATGTGATATAACGCAGTTGTATGATACGACCTGTCCTAATTATTGGGATGCCTATGATAGTCAACAATGCGAAGAAGACTCGCAATATTCACCCTCCTGTCCTAGTTACCTACAAGAAGAATCCGTAGCTTACTATGTAGAAGAAACTGATTATGGGTATACTGAAGAAGACCTCTGGTATGACGAAGAATATGACGAGTATCTTGACCCAAGCGACCCTTGTTACCAGAATGCTTGTGAAAACATGACTGATGCAGACTGGTACGAATTAGATATAGAACAGTTTGGGCAAGAGCAAGTAGATGAATGGTATGGAGAAGAGGTAGCGTTCACTGAAGAAGGTAACATTGAATATGGTGCTGTAAGTGAAGAAGAATATTGGACAGTCATTGATGACGGCATGGATGTGTACGATACAGAGCAAGAAGAAATCCAAGTAGCAGAAGACTTAGCGTGGGAAGAAGAACACCAAAGGTACGAAGAAGAAATGTTACAGGAAGAACTTTTCTTACTTGAAGAAGAAACATATGCTGTAGAATTACACACTATAGAAGAAGAACAACTAGAATATCTTGAAGAGTTTGTAGTCGTAGATGAATATGTACTAGAACATACAGACGTAATAGATGTTTTAGATGCGGAAGAACTTATAGAACTATATGAGTTCGATACAATAATAAGAGAGGAATTAGATTATGAAGAAGAAATATTTGCAATTCGTGAAGAAATGGAAGATGAGCACGAAGAAGAAATGGAAGAGCTTCAAGAAGAAGATGAAGAGTTCATTGAACTTGAAGAAGAAATTGAAGAGCGTCTTGCCGAAGTCGAAGAAGAAGAAGAAGAAGGTAAGCAAAAAAACAAAAGAAGTTCAGTAAGGGTAAGTGCTCTTTCGGTTGTAGCAAGTACACTGCGAACTGCTGAAGCAAGCGTAGTTGAATCAGAGGTAAGCACTTCAGAAAGTGTTGCAGTCTCTGTAGCTAATTACATAAGCGAAGAATTGTTTAGTGAAAACTTTAATACAGAAAGTACAAGCTCTAGTGCAGTAATTAATTTTAACAACCCTACTAGCACCAGTGCTGTTGTATTGTTTGGTGGAGCTAACTATGGCTCAACAACCTCTGCATCTACAACTAGTGTGAGTAGCTCTAGTGTTGTGTCTTCATCCGCATCAAGTGGAGGAGGTATAAGTACTAGTAGTTCTCCTAGCAGGTCGGACCAATTTGCGTCCTCCTCTGCACAGACTCAACAGGTTTTGTCAATGAGTTCCGTTGCTGTTACAGAAACTGCAGGAGGTTCTGATAATAGCAGTATTGGTGGAAGCTCTGGTTCTTCTGTATCCATTAGCATTACGCCTATGCAAACATTTGATAGCTCACCACAAGTTGTTATGGCAGAAGTTCAAGTAACTAATATGGATAATCAAATTGACACAGCAGTATCAGGAGTTATGACAGCTAGTGAAGCCGACCAAGTGGCTGACCGAATTGTAGCTAACAATATTAAAGAGCAACAACAAGAAGCTCAACAAGAACAAGAAGAGACAGGAGAGTACGCTGATAGTACAACGCTTGTCGCTTATTTAGGATACGTACAAGGCTTTGATAACTACAGAGATGCACAGATTCCTAAACAAAATACTTGGTATGAACCTCGTGCTATCTATGCAGGTGCACGTATCAATGATAACACAAGAGCTTTCAATGGTCTAGCAAATACAAGTTTAAATACTTTAGGAACGATGATTGGGATGCAACCTAATTTATAAGATGGAATATTTACGATACTTAATGGAATTTTGTCAAGCTGAACCATATTGGGCAGCAGCATTTTTCCTATGTGGGTATGTGGTAGGTGTGGTCTATTTTTAACATTAACGGGAGAAAAATATGGAATGGTTTGAAAACAAAACAACACAGGTAATAGCTTTGGTAAGTATTATAGGTACTCTTGCAGGCTTTGGGTACACAGGAGCTACGTATATTAATAGGTTAGAAAACCTTGAGGCTCAGATAGGCGGGATTGGAGATACTGAAGACGCTCAGAAAGTAATAGAAGAAAGATTTGCAGGCATCGAAAAGTCTGTCGAGTATATCAACAAGAGTCTTGATGAAGGTGTTAACCCATCACTGAAAGTAATTGCTGAAACTTCTAATGAAACTAGTAGGGCTGTCGCAGCTTTGCAAGCTGAGATAGAGTACCTACAAAATGATGTAGATACTCTTAAAAATAAAAATAATAATCCGTTAGCTAATTAGTTTTAATATTAGCATTTAAAGCGTCAAGTTCTGCTTCAAGTTCATTATGAATATCAAGAATTTTTCTTCTTGCTTCTCGTATAACTGTCTCAATTATTTTTAGGTCTGAACCTTTAAATAATTTACTTGCGTCCTTAATAGGTAGCCCGCTAGTCTCTGTAACTAATCTCCCTTTAGTATCAAAAAGAATATGGAAGGATAATAGATTCGCTTCCGTTGCTTTCATTTTATATCTCCGTAAATTTTACTTTGTCTTGCTTTCCTCTCAGTCCTGCTTTCATATAAGCAGTTGACCTACCCTCAAAGAAGTTTTGATGTTCAACACCAAGCACTTCATCTAACCAAGGTAAAGGATTTTCCCTTTGATCAAAGTTTGTTTTTAATCCAAGTTGTAGAAGTCTTCGGTCTGCTATGTATCTGTTGTACGCATACATATCTTTCTTGGTAAGTCCTTTCATGTCTCCAAACTGAAACACTAAGTCTAAGAACTTATCTTCTAACTCTACCATCTCTCTACATATCTGATAAAGTTCTGCTTTAAAATCATCTGTCCATATCTCTATGTTCTCTTGTATAAATTCTCTAAAGAGTTTAGTCATAGCTTCAACGTGTAATGATTCATCACGTATAGAGTACGTAACTATCTGACCCATGCCCTTCATCTTTCCAAAGCGAGGAAAGTTTAATAGGATTGCAAAGCTACTGAAGAGTTGTAGTCCTTCTGTAAAGGCTGAGTAAACTGCTAGTGTCTTAGCTATTTCTTTTTTATTTTTACGTGTGGGTTTAAAATCTTTTATGTAGTCATGCTTGTTAGCCATCTCTTCATACTCAGAAAAAGCTTTGTACTCTACGTCCGGCATCCCAACAGTATCTAAAAGTAAACTGTAAGCATGTTGGTGTATTGATTCCATGTTAGCAAAGGAGCACATCATCATACGTGCTTCAGGTTTCTTAAAGATACGCATGTACTTATCTATGTAACCTGATCCTACATCTACATCTGATTGTGTAAACAATCTAAATATCTGTGTAAGTAAATTCTTTTCTGAAGCAGATAGCTCTTGCCAATCTTTAACATCTGTGTGTAGTGGTACAGACTCAGGCAACCAATGCATTTGGTTTTGCTCCACGTATTTTTCAAACATCCAAGGATGGTCAAAGGGTTTGTAGTAATCTCTCTTGCTTAATAAGCTCATTCTTTCTCCAATTCTTCAGCATACTTTTCTAGTAGCCATTTGTTAAATTTAATTTTGTATTCTTTTTCTGTGTATGTTATACACAAAGGTGCTTTATTTTCATCACAATGATCTAACCAGTGCCTACTACAGAACTGGCTAAAGTTTATATTATCCTTCACAACTCAAACATTCCACATCTTCAAGTCTAACTCGTTCTACTTTAACATTCACGTTCTCAGCATTACGAGCAGCATCCGATCTAAAATAATACAGTGATTTTAATTTCTTCATTGCGTACCAGTGTACATCATTTACATATTGTAAGTATTCATCATGCACAGCTTGAGACTCAGTTGCTTTAGGCATGGTGAAAAATAAATTAACACTCTGGCTTTGACAAACATATGCTTGTCTCATGTGTGCGTGTTCAACTATATAAATTTGGTTAATCTCATTAGCT